TACGAGCAGCCCACGAAGACACCGATGGTGCCAGCGGGGAATGCGTCGCCGGTGCCACCAGTCTCAGTCACGAGGCGGATGTAACCGTCAGTGTGGATTTTCACCACTTGGCCGTAGAAGAGGTTGCTCGAATAGCCGGCGGGGTCAATCAGAAACTGACGCGTTTCGCCTGCGTACGGCAGACCGTCAACTCGGTTTACAGCCCGTAGGCCGTAGGGAGCAGCAGTAGATGCCATTTAAGGACTCCTAAGTTACTTTGAACCAGAACCGAATCCACCTCCGCGTGTTGAACTGGACTTGCGGTCCGAGAACAACGGCATCCGTGGATCATTGTTTCGCATGAAGTGGTTGTCCACTGAATCCATCTGAGCTTGCGCTTGCCGACCGTAATAATCGTCCCGTGAGCGTGCGAGTTCAGCGGGCATCTTGCAAAGCATGAGGCCACCAATTTCCACGTTCCCGGTCTTCTCGTTACCCGGCAGCATAAGTTCAGGATGATCAACCGCCTTCACCGGCTCCCAACCCTCACGCATCTTTTTGGACACGTTGGTAGGGTCAGACTGACCCAAGATGTGCGTCGCAATCCAGCGATACACAAACCCCGGCTCAGGTGTCGGATCAGGCAATGCACTCGACGGTGTGTACACCATACGAGCAGATTTTTCGCGTGTCGTCAGATCACGAGGGGTACGGTTTTGAGTTTCAGCCATTTTGGTTCTCCAGTCGTAGTTTCTGCAATGCGTATTGCTGCGGCGTAAGGCCAAGTTTTTTGGAAATTGCTAGTTCCGTAGTGGTTAACCTAACTTTTCCTTGACTCGTTGTCCGAGTCGCTGGCGCTACTACCGTTGTGGGCTTCTTTTGAACCTCAACCGTTTTTGGCTTGTCCTCCTCACCACCGAAGATTTCGGGGAACTTGGACTTCATGCGACCATCGATCTGGTCGAAATACTCATCAGAGCGAGGATCAGTACCCCCGTTGACTAGTTTCTGGTGCAGCCCTAGTGCGTAGCTGGTGTACTCCTCAAATCCCGGTTGCCCGAACCACTGGTTTTTTGCCTGCCAGCGCAGCGTCTTTTCGTCGGGTTGAACCTGAGTTTGAGGTTGTTGCCGCGTTTGTACAGGAATTTCTGTTTCCTGTAAAGCCTGCGGCCTGAATCTTTTTGCCTCTTCTGTACGCCATTTTGCAGCCGCTAGTTCTTCCTGAGCGGCAATGATGGCGTCAGTATCAAAGGCTTCCTGTGCCGCCTTGAGTTTGCGACGGGCCATCTCCAGTTCTGTCTCAGCCTCCTTGCGGGCGGTGTTGACCAGAACCTCTTGGCCTTCGTTATAACTCTTCTTGAGGCGGTTGTTTTCTTCAAGAAGCTGCTGTGCAAGACGCTCTAACTCGGCTTTTTCCCGGGCTACAGCCTCTTTTTGACGGCGTTCGTCGTGACGTGCGTGAGTCAGTTCCTTGATCCGCGACTGCACATTCGCAGAGTAGGACTCAATCTCATCATCCGAAGGGTCAGAAACCTCCTTTTCTAGGGGTTTGCGACCACGGTCACGCTCTGGCGTATCGTCAATAACTTCAATCTCAACTTCGGTTTCGCCCGAAGTTTCGACCTTGACTTCCGTTTCCTTTTCGTCAGGAAACTTGAACTCTTCCTTATCCATTCTTCACTCCTTCAAGCGCGGGTGAGGCCGCGAGGGTCTTGCACAACAGCATCCACCTGATCATCATTGATCAGACGAAACTCTTTTCCAAAGATCTTGAATCTGGTGCCGGAGTAAGTCCTCACCAACACAAAATCTCCAGGCTTACACCAAGCGCCTGTTGGGAAACGCTCGGGGTCTTTGTAGGCCGAGGGGCCTTGTTTGAGCACGAACAGCACCGTGGTGGCGTGTTCTTCCTGCTTCATGTAGGTGTCAGCTTTAACCAGGCTGGAGTTCTCAAACGTGTCTGAAACATCAGGGACGATGCACAGCAGTTTGTGTCCCGCAGGCTCTGGAAGAGCTGTTGCCTTCTCTTCAGGAGGAATGTTTTCGTCCTGCTCATCTTTGGGTTGAATAACCTTGGGCAGGCTAATACCCGGGGGGAGGATGATTCCCGCTTCACTCGTCTGCATCTTCGACTTTCTTTGCAAGGTCAAGGATATAACGCTCTGCGATGGCTAGACCTTGGATAACACCACAGAGTTTTTGGTACTCGTCAAAAGTGCGGCATGAACCCCCTGCCAAGTCGTCGGCGTAGTTGTTCATGTCGGTGCGTATTTGTTCGCGCAATACGCGTGCGAAGTCTTGGATCATCTAATGTTGCGCTCCTTCTGTTGGCGTGCATCTTCAGCACGGGCTTTTGCGATTTCGACGCCCAACTGGACGCCATCACGCTCGGTGTCGGCCTGCATCTTGGCCTTATCTTTCTCAATATCGGACGCAACCTTCATAGCCCGCAGTTGGAGATCGCCCTTGACGCGCTCTTCCTCCAGGGCTTGGCGGTCTGCCTTCGCCGTGGCATCCACTGCCAACTGCTTCTCTTTGAGTGCCAGTTCTTGTGCACGCAGTTGCAACTCTGCTTGTTGCATCTGAACAACAGGATCTTGCATTTGTTGCTGAGCCTGTTGCATTGCGGCTTGTTGCGCAGCCTGAGCGTTCACTTGAGCAGCCGCCTGAGCCATCATGGCTGACAGCGCAATCTCAACTTGCGGCGGCAGATCCTCATCATCCGGCGGCAGAGGCATACCCAGTTGAGCCTCGATTTGCTTGCGCATCTGGAATCCCAAATGCTCTGCAATGTGAGCCTGTTGAGCCGCAACAATCTGCTGAGCCATCGGGTTCTGCCCCACGATCTGAGCAATTAGCGGGTTCTGCGTGATCATCATGTGCACTGCAATGTGTGCCTGATGATCCTGATGCAGGAACGCCTTGACTGGCTTGTTCTTCAGCAAGTCTTGATTCTCAGTAACCGGATCCGTGGGCTTCTCATCTTCTGGCAGCGGAACCAGTTTTTCCGCATTCTTGATTCCCAGAACATCCAACATAGACCTGTGCAACTGCGGCAGGTCATAGATCTGCGGAGCCATCTGAGCCATCTGGATGACGGCTTGATACTGGATCACCCGTTGCGACATCGTGGCCGCGTTGGGGTCACTCACCGGGATGACATCGACCTTGTCGTAGTCCGACTGCTTGGCCCGCTTGGTGCCGTACTCAGGATCGTAGGTGTAATCAGGATCCGTGTAGTCGCGGATGATGCTCTTGAGGAGTTTGAATTCCTGCTTGAGCGAGAAGTGCGTACGGGCCTGAACCGCCGTCAGAATCTTGAGTTGCCGCTCAAGGAGAGCCAGCGTCGTTCCAACAGGAGCCTGAGCCGACATATCCGACACCTTCATGTCGGCTGTTGCGGCAAAACGACGGCCTTCCTCTACGATATTCCCAAGCAGGCTGTAGAGAACCTGAGACGGTTCCTTATAGGGAAGCGGAAGAATGCTGTCCCTGATATTCCCACTGGCCACATCAACATCGCGGAACTCGCCCGGAGCAATGGGGGTGTCGTCGCCCTTGATCCGAAGACCGCGTGACTTCAGTCCGCCAGGGAGATTAGACAGAGTACCAGCATCAACCAGTTGGCGCATGAGCGAAGTAGCACTCTTCGCAAAGCCACCGATAAGATGGAACAAGCCAAATCCGTACGCCCCGAATCCGGGGACGTACTGGTAATGCACAAAGTGTTGCCGCTTGAGTTTGAGCGGGTCATCCTCGTTCCAATTCCTGTAGATAGAAAGAATGGTGTTCGTGCCCCGGATCAGGGTCACCACATAAGGCAGCGCAATACCAGTAGGATTGCCGTCCTTGTCCAGATCCTCATACCCCGGCAGATCAAGGTCTGCATGGATTTCCATCAGGGTAAAGCGGTCATCGTTGAGATCGCTAAAGCCCGTCTCTTTATCCTTGGCCTGTTGGATATCAGACTTGTTCTTGTCTGGATCACCCAGTTCTACATCCTTGTAGAAGCCCGCGTTCTGTAGTTTGATTAGGTCGTTCTTGCTCTTGCGCATGACGTGAGTCAAGCGGCGGCAAGTGTCCATATCAGTGGTGCCGTAGGGAAGAATGATGTCTTCCGCAGGCACAAACATCGAGACTTGACGGCCAAGATTGGGGTCGTAGTAGACCTTCTTGAAAGCCGAGCCAGTCGCTGGGAGGCTCCACAGCATCCGCTCATGCTCGGGGCGGAACTCCTTCATCACTTCCGTGAGTTCAAAGTTCATGTCGTCCTGCACCCGGACGGCGGACTCTTTAACCTCTGGCGTCTCTTTTCCAATGATCTTGGTCTTGACCGGACCCGCAGCGGGGAACGTCTCCGTGATCATCTCCGACTGAAAACGAACCACGGCTTCGGTGATCATCGGGTGGAACACACCACAAGCACCCTGCCAAGGCTCGGTTCTCTCTTCAATCTGAAGGCCCAACAGTTTCAGGCCATCGACATAAGCCTTCTCCCACTCTTTGCGAGAAGCCTTATCTTGATCAATCTCTGCTACCAGATCACCGCCCAGACCGGCGATGACTCCTTCATCCACATACTCTGCCAAGTTTGCATCAAACGCATCGGCAGTCTTGGGCTCTGGTACGAGGCTGATCTCCATGCCATCGATACCAATGTTGACTTCTTCTGGGTTGACAATTTCAATCTCAATAGGCGCTTCTTCTTGCGCCAACTCCTCAAGACCCACTGGCGCACCATAGAGTGCCTTATCAAAATTTGTTGCCATGACTATCCTTAAATCAGTTTGACTTTTCCGCCCTTGCGGTACTCATCAGGCATTGGAACACCGCTTCTCAACAAAGCCTGGGCTTTGGCGACTTCTTCTTTTTTCTTCTGTTGCTCACGGGCATATCGTTGTTTGATCTCTGGAGACAGCGTGCCGGGCGCAACTTTGCTTGGCGTCAAGCCAATAGGCAGAAGAGACTCTGCAAGTTCACTTGCATTGGCCGCGCCTGCACCCCCAAGCAATCCGGCAGCAACGCCTGCCTTCCCCCCAAGTCTTGAGGGTTTTGGATGAACTTCAGTAATCTTGTTGCCGAAGTGGATTCCTCTTCCAGCATCGCCAATCGGACTCTCAGACTTGTAAATCTCCACTGGGTTCATTCCAACCTGGGGCTTGGTTGTGTACGGGGCCTCAAGAAGAACAGAGCCTGCTTTGCGGGGGCCGTAGTCTTCGGCCAAGACCAATTGCACTTTACCCGTTGGCTTTCCATCTTTGTCCAGCTTCGGCACAAACTTGGTGGCCATGTCTGGGTTTTGAAAGAACCCGCCAATACGGTTCACGTCTTGCGGGTCCATAAACACGGTACGCCCAGATCTTGGTTGAATGCCAGTGCGCGTGTCCTTATGTTTCTCGCTACTGCGATTTCGGGTGGTCGTGGCATCTGAGTGATGAGCGTAGGTCGATCCGCGCTCAGTGCGGAAAACTGACTCAATGTCTTCGATGCCAGTTGGCAACTTGAATAGAGATTCGTAGTCCATGATCAGTAGTAAGCGCGTTTGCGTTGGATGATTCCGTCTTCTTCCTCATCTGATTGAAGACGCAAGAGTCCGCCCTGTCTAAAGCGAAGCATAGCCTGTACGGTCGAATCCACCAAGTCGTCATGCTCCGCATTTGGGAAAGCAGCCATCTGCTCAACCACCTCCCGAGCCCACCTGGTATCCGGCGCCCAAACCTTCCCCGACCTGAAGATATCGGCTATCGAACTCAGACGGGTGAACTTATCGTTTGGAACCTTCTTCGTTCCTCTAGTTGGGGTGTACTCTGAAACCACAAGCCCCATCGCTCTGAGTTCAAAGATCAAAGGAGCGCCCGCTGCCTTGGCTTCGATCAGACAGATGTCAGGCTCGTACTCCTTGTACATCTCAAAAGCCTTGTCCTTGAGTTCTGGGAACTCCATCCGCTTCTGGAACGCATCCAACAGAATGAGGTTCGGATCTCTCTCGTTCTCATCCTTATAGAACACGCCCCAAGTCGTACAGGCTGAGTAGTCGGCCTTCTCAGACTTCGTAAAAGCCGTGTCCCAAGACTGAATGATGAACTCACACTGCGGAGGATCGTCCTTCTCCCAAAGATTCCACCACTCCCTCTTGACTATCGCCCCCTCTTCGCCAGTAGGAGTCTGTTGATACTGAGCATTCCACTTGGAAATCGGGAGTTCTTCCTTCAAAGCCTCCAGTTCCCTCAAAGACCAGAACTCAGGCCACAAAGGTTTGCCAGAAGGCATGATCGCCGGGAGTTCTATCACCTCCCACTCCTCGGTTTTGTCCCGAGAAGCCGCATCCTTGATGATCCGGCCCGTCAAATCCCTCTCAGCCCACCGCGTCATAACGATCACGATAGCCCCACCAGGCTGCAAACGCTGTCTGGGACCAGAGGTGTACCACTCATACACCTTGTCAAACACTTCCGGGTTCCCCGCAGCAGCAGCTGCCTCCTGTTCAGAGTGCGGATCATCAATGATCAACAAATCCGCACCCTTACCCGTCACGGTTCCCCCCACACCAATGGCGAAGTACTCCCCATTCCTGTTCGTCGCCCACCGGCCAGCAGCCTTCGAGTCCTGCCTCAACGACACATCTGGAAAGACCCTCGCATACTGCTCACTCATCACCAAGTTTCTGACCTTGCGACCAAAGTTCACAGCCAAATCAGCCGTGTTCGATGTCTGAATCACCTTCTTCTGAGGGAACCGACCCAAAAACCAACTCGGTAACAGATAACTCGCAAACTCAGACTTAGTATGCCGGGGGGCCATATTGATAATCAGCCTCTTGACCTTCCCCTCAGCTATCTCCTCAAACTTCTTGGCCATCAAAGCATGGTGCCTCCCATGCACAAACCCCGGCCACATCGTCTTCACATAATGCATGAACGACTTATGAGACTTCTCCCTC